CAATGATTTCATTGCAAAGATTAAACCTGTTGGTCCAGACATTGGCTGCACACCACAGATGTCATATGCCATTAGGTTAGGCATTGCACGTCTAACTAGTGCGATTAAAACTGGATTCCAGTTTGCTGCAGCTGATGTTGAATTTGTAGGTGCAGCTTCGTTAATCATTCCTTCTTCTCTTAGAGCGATTTCCTGATTCTCGAGCACTGCAGCTGTAACAGCTTTTCTATGATGGTCTTTAATAGCTCCTGCTGATTCTTCAGAAAGAACTGGAGACCATTTTTCGATTAACTTATCGTAAGATACTGCGTTCATATCTTGCTCTCCTATTTAATTTGAGTTTTCTTGATTGCATTAAGGTATGATGTCATTGAATCAGAAGCTGTTACTACTGGAGCATCTTCTTCTTCGATCTTATCATCCTGGGATTTTGTAGCTTTCGCAAAATATGATTCCTTCAGCTGAGTCACTTTCTGTGTGAAAGTTTCTTCATCATCGAAATCTACGTTTTCTGCTAATGACTTAAGTTTTTCCACTTGAGTTTCAGCTAAGCCTTTAGTAGCTTCTCTTATGATAGCTTCTCTTTTATAGCCTTCTAACTCAACTGCCATATCGATAGCTTTCTGAGTTGATTCGTTAATAGTTGCCTCTAACTCTTCAACTTGATTTGCTAAATCGTCAACTAAATCAACTTTTTCTTCTGGCACTGTGATATAAGATTCTGTGAAAAGATCTTTCATCTTATTCATAAAATCTTCAGCAATCTCAGTTCTTAAACCATTCTGAATAGCTAATTTATTTTCTTCCATCCAGTTTTCAACTACGTAGTTTAAATAGTTGTCTACCTTCTCTACGAGATCAGCTTTAGTAGTAGCTACTTCTTCAGCTAATTCTTCGTTGTACTTTTCTTCTAATCTGTCAATCTCAGCATTTACTTTTGAATTGATTGCAGCTTCGAAAATAGTTTCAGCTTTCTGCTTAAACTCATCTGATAGCGTTGCTTCTTCATTAACAAGAGCACCTAAATCATCTTTAAAGTCAACTTCGACTTTAACTTGATCTCTGATTTCCTCTTCAGCTTCTTCAGCAATAGCTAAATCATCTGCAAACGTACCTTCTTGATACATAGCAGCTAATTGTTGCTTATTCTTACCTTGAAGCTTGCCAACCATAGCAGCAATTAAACCTGCTTTAGTTTTTGGCATTGGATCTTGTTTAGTGTTGTCACCTTTACGCTTTGGAGCGCTTCCAGTAGCATCACCTGCTTTATCAGTAGCAGCTATTGACTGAGCTTCAGCATTCTTAGGATCGTGAGCTTGAGCTTCCATGATTTCGTTCTCGTCTTCATGGAGTTCTACATCCTGATCCTGATTTTCTACTATTTCTTTATCAGTCATTATTTGACTCCTTATTTTGATTTAATTAACGAGAGGAAATTCTTGAACTCACGAACTTGAGTCTCATAGAGATTAGCACGTGGAGCTTTTTTAATTTCAGTCTCCATTCTTTCAATTGTTTGCGCTTCTATAATGCCATTATTCCAAACCCATTCTACGCCTTCCATTATCCCATTAACGAAAGCTCCAGGAGCAGATGGATCTTGCACAATATCTACTGCGTTAAGAATATAATCGTCATTGACGACCATTGTGTCATTACGCTGGCTCAAACTTCCCATACCACGAGTCGATACACCGAACTGGACATTGCCATCAAGTAAACCTTTTACGATTTGACCCATAGGAGTGTCTAGTATCGTTGCTTCACCCACAATATCATCACCTTGAAATTCAAGTTTATTGATTTTGTGAGAAACCTTATCTAAATTAACGGTCGGACCTTCAGGGTGATTTAGTTCTCCAACTGCTCTCCCTTTGCTCACCTGATCAACATTATATTTGCCTAATGCTTTTTCCATCACAGGCATTGGATATATACGACCGTTACGATTCTTTTTTTCTGCTTGCGCAAAAATACCTTGTATTTTATAGTTTTTCTTTCCAGTTTTTTTGTCTGCTTCGATTAAGAAGTTTATATCGTTTTCAACAAATTCTGATATTAGTTTCATGTTTTTACCTACTTATATTGTTTCATAAATTCGGCTATAGCTTTTTCTGCTTCCTTTTGTGTTTTATATACATCAAGTCTATCACCATCTATATAAGAAACAAAACCATTTCTTTCTTTATGCACCATAGTCTTAATGCCTTTAATTGTTTTATTAAAGACCATTTGACCTTCTGGTTTTCTACCGGTTAATTCTCGTAATTCTGTAAATGTTTTCATGTTAACTATATTTATACAATTTAAGTTTTACACAGCTGAGTTTTAAGTATCATCTTCTTCGTCTTCAATTTCTTCATCTTCACTTTCATCATCGGTGTCTTCTTCATCCTGTTCGAAATCCTCATCACTCAATGGATCTTCTTCATCTTCAGGATCACCATTATAAATCTGGCCAGCTATTTTTACTTTTTGTTGATCTAATAAATCTGTTAATTTAGTAGTCATCACATTACCAAATACTTCATTAGCTTTATTGTAATCTTGTGCTAGTGAATGTTTAATTAAATCATCAATCGTATTCACATCATTTGTAGTTTCTTCAGACATTATATTGCTCCTTGGTCATCTTCTGGTTCTTGCTGCTGATTTGCAGCTATTTCATTATCCATTCTTTCGATTTCATCATCATCAAAAAGAAGAATATTCTTTTGCACCCATTGCTTAGAGAAATATTCACCTACATAGTTTTGTATTTGATCGAGTGTTTGTATTTTCTCTCTAAGCAATTCTGCTTCTTTTAATTCTGAAAAATGATTATCACGAGTAAAATCGAGATTGACTTCATTTTTCCATTTCATCCAATCTTCTTCGGTGATGATATTCTTTAATAGAAGTTGTTTTTTCAATACATCATAAAAGAAAGTAGAAAATCTATTTCTAAGTCTATCAATAAACTTTTGAAATTTTAATTCGTCTCGGCTTATTTCAGTTGCTCTTCCTAAAGAAAACTGTTGTTCTTGTTCTAATCTATTCAACGGAACATTTAAAGATCTATACAATCTTTTCTGAAAATATATAATATCTTCTATTTGACCTAAGTTTTCTCCACCCGGCAATGTAGATATTTCTGTACCTCGTCCACCTTCTCTACGTGGTAACCAAAAATCTTCCAGCATTGACATGTGTTTTCTGTCGTCTCTTATCTCACCAGTCTTAGCATCGTATACTAATTTATTTCTATACTTAGCCATAATGTCTTTCATATATTGCTCGGCTTTACCTCTCGGTAAGTTACCCACATCAATATAAAACATTCTTCTTTCAGGTGCTCTTGCTAATCTATAAATTACAAGAGAATCTTCCATCATTCTTAATTGTGTAATTGGCTTTAAAGCTTTATGTAAAAATGAAACAACTTTCTTTCTATGTTCATCTAATAAGCCTGAAGTGCAGTAACTCACTGAGTCTTCAGTTAGTTTGATAGCACTTTGTTGATTTCCTGGTTTTTCTTGATAAACGTAAAACTCATCAACCTTTTCGACTAAAGGTGCACCTGTTTTAGGATCTTTCTTTTTTTGAATTTGTTTTACTTTTCTAATCTTAGCAGCATCAATATATCTTATTTCTTGGATTCCAGCAGATAGGTTGCTTTCATCAACTACTAAATGATGATATAATCTTCCATCAACATACCATCTTCTAAAAAGATCGTGTCCTAATTCTTTAAAATTTAACATATTGTATATGTTGTCAAACTCTTCGAGCATTTGCTTTTTAATAGAAGAACTCACTGGAACTCTATCTAAATTGAGAGTTATAGATGGCTTCATATCATTTGATGTGATTGCCTCATTTACAATATCTTCTATAGCAGCATCAGCTTCTGGATGCATAGCCGATCCACGGTACTTTAATATCAATTGTACGTTATCTTTCGAATCGTCGCCTTCCATATTAATATAGTGACCGTAATGCGCTGCATGTGTAGGTGAAGTAACGTATCCTGCACCATCGTCGTCACGAGGCGGAACGATAGACTTAATTGCTTTCTTGTCTTTTGTCCTCGTTATTTCAAAACCAAATAATTTTAGTGTGCCGTCTGCCATAATAATTCCTTTAAGTTAGGAGAGCCGTTAAGCTCTCCTAATATTTATAACTTAACTTGTAGTGTCAGTTTCATAGTACTGGTAAGCAAATGTAATTGTAAATCTTTCGATTTCATCATTTGTACCATAGTTCAAATCGATTGGAGACATATCTTGTGGATATGATCCTCTGAACGTGTACTTTTTAAGTGTTTCACCTGACCGGTCGAGTTGTTCAACAAAGAGATCTGCTTCATAAGCAATAGGAGTTGTAAGACCAGTATTAGCACTATGTGCATTCATACCGTTCATCCATCTTTCCATTGAATTTCTTATTGCAAAATCCGTGTCGTTGATTATAGTTACTGTCCATACATCAAATGTTCTATCACCAGCCATTTTTAATTGTCTACCTCTAAATGGTACAAGTATCTGGCCAA